GGTACCTGTTGTACCTGATGTACCTGTAGTTCCTGAGGTACCTGTTGTACCTGATGTACCTGTTGTGCCTGAAGTACCTGTAGTACCACTTGTACCGGTTGTTCCTGAAGTACCTGTAGTTCCTGAGGTACCTGTGGTTCCACTTGTACCTGTTGTTCCTGAGGTACCTGTTGTTCCTGAGGTACCTGTTGTTCCTGAGGTACCTGTTGTACCGCTAGTACCTGTAGTTCCTGAAGTACCTGTTGTACCTGAAGTGCCTGTTGTTCCTGAGGTACCTGTTGTACCTGATGTACCTGTTGTGCCTGAAGTACCTGTAGTTCCACTAGTACCTGTTGTACCTGATGTACCCGTTGTACCGCTAGTACCTGTTGTGCCTGAAGTACCTGTAGTACCACTTGTACCTGTGGTACCTGATGTGCCTGTGGTACCTGATGTACCTGTTACACCTGAGGTGCCTGATGTGCCTACACCTGATGTACCTGAAGTGCCTACACCTGATGTACCTGATGTACCTGATGTGCCTACGCCTGATGTACCTGATGTACCTGATGTGCCTACGCCTGATGTACCTGATGTACCTGATGTACCTACACCTGAGGTGCCTGATGTACCTGATGTACCTACACCTGAGGTGCCTGATGTACCTGATGTACCTACACCTGAGGTGCCTGATGTGCCTACGCCTGATGTGCCTGATGTGCCTACGCCTGATGTACCTGAAGTGCCTGATGTGCCTACGCCTGATGTACCTGATGTACCTGATGTGCCTACGCCTGATGTACCTGAAGTGCCCTTAATGCCTGAAGTACCATTGACACCTGAAGTACCATTGACACCTGAGGTACCATTAACGCCCGAAGTACCATTAACACCTGAGGTACCTGATGTTCCTACACCAGAAGTTCCGGATGTTCCATTTCCGCCCCCTCCCCCTCCTCCAGTACCTGAGTTGTAATCTAAAAGGAGACAAAGGTTATCATTTATTGAAAAAGGGGTATTTTCAGAAGATGCTAAAGCCCCACTAACACTCCCAGTAATTATTGTAAAAGAAGTAAATGTAGAATTTACAGAGGTTGAAGCATAATAAGGAAAAATAGCATAATTATTATTATTTCCTTGTTCATAAAGAATAATATTTCCCTTGCTGCTTCCTGTTAAATACCTCGAAATATCAACATTATCATTTGTAATGTTATGAACATTTATTTTTATAGTATCATTAACATTCGAGGATGTAACTTCTCCCCATAAACTCAGTTTTCCTTTTTCTGGGTTTTGGGAAGGGGCTGTAAGTTTGTAAGGAATACAAAACCTATCACCAAATCTATCTATAATAAACTTTTCAGCCATAGTTTAAAATCTCATTATAAATATTTAAATGATTTAGGTGAAGGTTGAAAAGGGGGAGAGGGAGTAGGGGGTGCAGATTGTAAAGATATTTCTTTGGGTTTAAAATATTTTAAATAATCTTCTTTAAGAAATATTTGTAGCCCTGGGAGTTTGTTTTGCTTTTCTGTTAAAATAGTTATATTTCTATTAATTTTTTTAACTTCTTCTTCATCTCCTGTTAATTCCCAAATTAAAGTGAAAGGTTTCCACATAAAAAAATTTATAGGAGGAATCTTTTTATCTAATTTATTATAATCAGATTTAGAAATTTCTAAATAAGTATTTTGGTTTCTTTTTTTACAAAAATATCTTGTAAATTCTCCTATTTGATAATCTTCTTCTGTGGGCTCAGTCATAAAAAACTGAGGGTTAACTATAGTAATATTAAGATTTGTGTTTAACTCAAAACTAAGGGGATTATTGGTTATAGGGGTTACATTACTCGAAGGTATTAGTACATCATTTTCTGTAGGGGATTTTGTAGGACCCTTTCCTTTATAAAAAGAAGATCCTCCAATTGAATAATAGGGACCTATATAAGGTTTCCCATCAGGTGTAGAATATTCTCCTCCACCAGTTGATCCAGTTTTTATTAAATTTGCGGGTACATAAGGCACGTTTATAAATATTACGTTTCTTTAGGTATGCTTAATCCTTCAATTTTAGTAAACCAACCTTCCTTGTTAATAGTATGTTTTAATCCTTTTATAATAAATTCAATATTATCTTGATAATTTTGAGGAAGAAAATCTTCTGTTATTGTATATTTTTCAAATAATCGTGGACCAGATATCCCATCCAAAGTTAATCCTAAATTAATAGGAATAAACCCTTGCCTAAAATTATATTTTTTATAAAATCTATCACTTCTTTCTTTCCAAAAAGTACTTAATTCTGTGCTGTAGTCTTCAAAATTTGCGTAAGTACCAAACGAGGTTCCTCCTGCTCCAAGAAGAGCGTTATCGAAGGCCATATTTTTCATTAAGTTAGCACATATAAGAGTACTTTGAACTTTTTTAGTAGCATCTTCTTTGTTACCAGATGGTGGGGGGATATTATTATTATTTTTTTGTTTAATTAATCTATCTTCTAATCCTGCATTCCATTTTGAAAATGTTGTAGAATTGCTTCCTAAATTTGTGTTATTAGCTTGGGCCCCAATAGCAATCTGAGTAGCAAACTTATTACTTAATTCAGATTCTATAGTAGTATCTGTTACAAAGCTACCTTCCCCGGGTTTTAAAAGACCTACATTTATTTTAGTAGGACTAGGTATAGTTTGTCCTAAATATTTTTGTAATAAATTGTTATTATTAGTATCTATTATATGTAGTATATTAGTATCAGAATCATAAAAAGGTTCTAAATTAATAGTATCACTAAAAGATTGGTTTATTTTATCACAAATAGTTTTTAATAAATCAAAAAGTGGTAGTTCGTTACTATCATTTATACTAGAATCTAGCAAGTTTAATATAAAATCTATATTTACATGAATGTGAAGGTGTCTTCCTATTACAGAAGCACCGTCTTTAGGTACTAAAAAATCAGTACCACATGTTTTAATTAAATTACTAGGATCCTGTTTCATTCTAAATTTAAAACTATTAGAATAGGTAGTAGATGCGGATCCTCCAATACCACTACTTATGTCAGGAACTGTTACAGGATTAGCATCTGTTGGAAATATATTAGAAGGATATATAAATTCGGAGGGAAAAATACATACTCGTGGATTATTAGAAAATATTCCTGGGGTAATTAAACAATAATTATCATTATATTCATAGTCTAATTCAAAAATAGGATTCCTGGTATTCATACTAGTATCATACTCTAATAAAAAAGATTCTATTATTCTTAATAAAGTACCTAACTTAATAAAAGTATTATTACCATCAGGATTTCTACTATCATATGTACATCCTATTAATTCATTATTAACAAGGGGCACCCCACTAGGTTTAGTAAAAATATCAGTTTTTAATTTTGATATTCTTTTAATTTCAGAAGCTGTTAAGAAAGTTCCATTTTCTCTATAAAGTTTTGAAGTACCAACACCACTAACCCCCGAACCACTGCCTGAGTATCCTTCTTGTACTCTATCTTTTAGGGTTAGTAAAATTTTACCTAAAGTTGTAGCATATGCGGGTCTTATATCATCAGGAATATCTTCATCAGGTTTAGTATCTAAAGCTTTATTAACTGTTAAAGACTCTATTACATCCCCATAACTAACAGCTTTTATTACTATATCATAATGACCATCAGGAGTTACACTCCATCTAAAATTTTGTACCCAACCTAAAAATCCATCATAATTGCCATTTGAACTTTCTCGAGCATTTTCTATATCAGCTAAACATTGATCTTGACGAGAGGGTCCACTAGTTGCATAAGAAGCATTTAAAAATTTTTGATAAGGCTGGTTAGTGGTAGGGGAAGTTACCAAAGAATTATTATTATCAAAATACATAGTATGACCCCATTCTAATAATAATGAATATTTTAATCTTAAGTAAAGGGTTTCTATAACAAAAAATTGTTGGGGGTTAAAACATTTTATTTTAATTTCTGCAAGTCTCAAAGATCCTCTATTTTTAGGAGCAATTTCGGCGGATTCAATAAAAGGCATGGGGGTTAAACCAAAATCCTTAGTACTGTTAAAACCATAAGCTTTTTCATTACTCCAATTGTCATCGTAATCGTTAATTAAACCCCCTTTAGGGTAAAAGCCTCCTACACGTTGAACCCCCCCAAATAATACATAGTTCCTAGCTAAATCTTTTTCACCATATGTACTTGGAACTCCTCCTTTATTTTGAAGTTCTTTACGTTTATCGGAAGTTATAGTGTCTACAGATGAAGAAAGACGTAACCAACCTGTCTTACCTGTAAGATAAGCATGAATGTTATTATCACGCTTAAATTTTCCTAATTGTTTTTGCCTAACATCAATTTGTTTGTCTACATATTCTCTAAAAGACTCTCCTATGATTCTACCCATAACTTATTGATTTATGATATTGTATTCTAGTATAATATCTGAGATTTCGGATGGTATTCTTATTTGTTCTCCTTGTGGGGGGTAAATTGAGTTAGTTTCAAACCTAGGGTTAGCTGCTATTATTATCCACCATAAAGAAGGATCATTATAATATTCATTAGCATATAAATCATACCTATCCCCTTTTTGACAAATTAAATAAAAATCACTGTTTTTATAAGGGATAAAGGGATAACGAGCCCCAGCTTTATATCTTTTACCACTATCATTAGTAAATATAGGGAGATTAATATACCTATTCATGTTGTTGAGGGTTCAGGTAAATTAGCAGCATAATTAATAAAATTAGAATTAATATCTATTATGTTATTATTATTATCTGCAATTGGTATAAATTCAAGTGAGTTTATTGTTACAACTTTAAATACTTGTTCATCAGGAGCAGTTCCTGCTTTCATTACAGGTTCCCATTGGAAACTAGTAATAATTCCTGGAAGGTCCACGTAATAATTTCCTATTGTTAGTTTAAAAAAGTTTCCTCTTAAATATCCTTTTTCACTATAATTAGGAGCTAAATATTGTTGTATACTATGTAAATTTCTATAAATAGTTTCTAAATTATCCTTATTATTTGCAACTAGAGTTAAACCTAATTGTATATTTCTTTCTAATCCTGTATATTTGTGGAAAGCATATCCTCTTCCTACGTAATTATACTTATCATACTGGGCTTGATGGCTTTCGGAAAAACTATCTATTATACTTTGGAAGTAAATATTTTTAGGGGTTGAGGGATTTTCAGCATTAATTAATTTTAGATTAAAATCATAAAATCTACCTTTATTAGTATTAAATCCACTAAATCCATTTACTTGTCCTGTTTCAGGATTAGCAAATTTAAATCTTTTAAATTTATTTTTGTACTTAGGAGCTCTTCCTGTGCTAGGAGTAGGGTTTAAAGCAATATCTATAGGGTTAGTACTTAATGTACTATTATCATCTGTGGGACCATATGTTTTGTCAAGAGTCCTGCGTTTAGTACCACTAAAACTCCAATCGTACCCTATAAATTCATTAAGGGTGCTTTGATTAAGTTTAGAGGGGTCTAATCCAGGTCCCGTATTATCGGGAACTGAAGCACTGTTAATTGAATTTGAGGCTACCCAGTATTGGAGGCTGGCCCCATCTGAGAGATAAGAAAAATCAAGAGGTTTTTGGTTTTTTACAGGGTGAATTAACTCATCAAGTTTAGCTTTATTTCTATCTAAAGTTAAAGTGTTATTATCATCTATTCTTCCAAAAACAGGACTACTAGTTAATTCATTTAAATCTTGGTTAGAAGAGGGTCTGTTTTTTATTTTACTTCCAAGGACTTGAGAAAGATAAGGTTCTCCACCATTAGCGCTAATGCCATAGGATCCTGTGTTTAGGATAGAAAAACTCCTTTGGTTGTATCCTTGGTTTTGGGCTACTAGTAAAGCTTTTCCAGGATCAAGAGTTAAAGTAGTGTTTTTATCTAAAGGCCCAAAAAGTACTCCTTGATTTTGACCACTACTATCAGGAAGAAATTTTTGTAGATTTTCAGGACTAACAGAATTAAAAGTTCTATTAGGGATTTCAATATTTAAAACAGATTCAAGATATTCTTCTTTAGATACCCCTAATAAATTATTTAAATTAATTTGGTTATTTCCTTTACCATATTCTAAAGAACGGGATCTTCCTACTTGATAATTTTTAATATCTTTTACATTAGCATCAGTAGGAACCGGTGCTACGAAACCTTTACTTCCTATAGTAAAAGAAGTTCTTTTAATTTTAGTACGCCCTAATATACCTAACTCGGCTCCTGGGCCTCCTCTATAATTAAGAAGTAAATTGTTATCTAATTGTGCTATACCTAAAGTATCAGCTCCTGCTAAATTTAAAATTCCACTAGTAAAATCTTGAATAAGATTTCCTCCTACAATATCTTCTCCTAATACTCCTAAAGCTTCTGATAAACCCCCAATGTCTGCGTTGTTTAAGAAAGATGTTGTAGGATCAAATAAAGGAGTAGTGGGTAAGGGATTATTTATAGTATAAGCATCCCCTATTTTTAATTGTTGTAATAAAGTTAATTTATTAGTTTCAGCTGATGAGTAGTTTTTACTATATACATCTATATAGCGATTCCTATTACTCGTAGGGTCTAGTCCTAAATAGTTTAAATGTCCTCCTACAGCATTGACTGGGAGTTGAGCTAAAGTGCTTGTAGGAAAATATATATTTCTGGGGTCCCCTGGTATCTTTGGGTTTTGGGCTGCTAAGGAATTTTGGTTAGCAATAGATATTATACCTCTAGGGGTAGTAAAAAACTTTCCTATTCTTTCTACATCTTCTACTCCTCTAATAAGAGCTCCTTTTCTTAATAGAATATCAGGATAGCCTATAGGTACCTCATCTGGGATTTCCTTAGTAATAAAAGGTTCATTACTACTTCCAAGATTAGGTCTATCTAAACCATACTTTAATGATTTTAAATCAGTTTGAAGATTTATTAAGCCCATTATATAAAATCATGCCTTTACTCAGGAAGATTATCTAAGTATTTATATTCTGGGAGATAAGTATGGGTATAGTTATATTGGGGCGCGTTGGCGGGGCTATTATAGGTTAAGTCTAAAATACTAGGAGCAGGGGCTAAATTAACTACCCCATCGTCATATGCATTAAGAGCAGCTATAACTTGATTTGCCACTAAAGGATTACCCATAGAATATCCTGGTTTATCTCCATCAGCGTGAAGTTTAGATTGGTTTGTAGCTCCTATATTTACTACAGGAGTAGGATTATCTAAATTGGATTCGTTGTTTAAATATTTGTCTAAAAGTCCCATGATATTTGTTTTGTTATAAATATTACAAAATTATTGAAGTTTATAAGATCCTATATTAAGAGTTGTTCCTACTTTAGTTCCATCTAGAAGCACATTACCTTCTTTATTATTTAATGATTCTAAAAGTTGAACTGCTTTAGCCATTTGCTTTTCTAAACCTGTAGTGTCCGTTCCTCCACCTGTTTCAATTCTAGTTTCAATAGGAGTTGGTGGGGGAGAAGTTTCTATATTAATATTTTCGTTTACAGGGGAAGTAGGAGAAATATTAGGTGTAGATTGGGCAATTGGAAGTGGAGAAGGAGTAGTTAAATTAGGAGGTTGGATTAATGTTTTTACAATATTTGCGAATTGTGTTCCAATCTGTTCTAAATTTCCGATACTAGATTGAGGAGTATTTGCTGTAAAAGAAGGTACAGTAACATTTAATGGAGATTGGGGAGTTACGGGGGAGGGGGTAGGGGAAGTTATATTAGTATTTACTATAGGAGAAGGTTTAGTGTTTACTGCAGGGGGAAGTACAGTAGTATTTGGTTGAGGTTGAGGAACTAAAGAAAGAGAAGGAGGAGGAGTTATATTAGTGTTTACTGCAGGGGGAGGTACAGTAGTATTTGGTTGAGGTTGGGGAACTAAAGAAAGAGAAGGAGGAGGAGTTATATTAGTATTAGATAAATTTTCTTTAGTAACTTCTCCTGCGTTTGTTAAAGGAGCTTTTAAATTTTCCATTGCAGCTCCTGCAGGGGTAGTTATTATATTATTTATAGTTTTATTATTAATAATTGTAGATTGGTTCGCATTATTAGGTTGTACTTGAACTTCCCCTTCGGGTGCCATAACCATATCATTTGCCTTTTTTTCGGGGGTAGGAAATAAATTGGTTCCTGCTATTACGGTATCTTTATTGTTAAGAGCAATAGCACCTTCAGGGCCTAATAAAGTTCTATCTCCATACCCAGATTCACCCTCAGGTGGCATAAATACATCGTCACCCTTACTAAAATAGGATTTACCTAAAGCATAAGCAGTCGCTGCAGCAGCTACTGCTAATGCAGGACCCACAATAGGAATTCCTGCTACTGCTTTAGCGGCATTAACTGCTAATAATCCTATATCTTTAAAGAAATTTTTATTTGCAAACGCTGCTCTTATTTTTTCAGTTGCTAAACTGAGTTTTTCAGCAGCTATTTGTCTTAGAGTAGCAGCATAAGTAGCAAGTTTTAAACTAAGAGATTCACCTTCTAGTAAACTTCTTACACCTGCTAAAGTATTTCCTTCAGTTTGCATAGCTAAACTAGCGGTATCACGTGCTAATCCTACAGCTTTTATAGCATTTATACTAATTAAAAGTCCTTTATAAATTAAAAATCCTGCTAAAATTTCATCCATTGCAGGAGCAATCATTTGTATTAGGCCTACAATAGGGGATAAAATAGTTTCTATAACAGGAAGAATATTTAAGGCTAAATCCATAAAAGGTTGAGCTATTTCAAGTATAGGAATGGCTAAACCTACAAATAATTCTTGAAGTTTAGCTACAGCCATAGTAAATTTTTGCTGGACACTTAAGGTATCAGTTAGTTCATCATATCCTGCAGCCTGGGCTGCTGCTATAGCTTCGGCTTCGGTGCCTCCTTGATTAAGAATATCTCTATAAGCTTCAGCAGCTTGGGTATTGCTTGCACCTATTTTAGCTATAAGTTCTTGTTGGCGTAAAGAATCTGCTAATTGATCTCTAGTCATACCCGCAGCTGCTGCTAGTGCTTCTTGCTCAATAACATTCATGTTAGTAAAGTCTGCAGAAGTTCCTAATTGTTTTACTACTTCGGCTGCGGCATCTACTGATTTTCCTTGTAAAGCTAATAGCCTAGCTTGTTCAAAGTTTAATTGTTTACCTGTTAGTAACTCTGCTTCTAATTCAGCTTCAATAGAAGATTGGAACTCTAAAAGGCTTGAAGAAATTTTTTCGGCTTCTTGTAAAGATACTCCTAACTGTTTTGCTTGGAAAACAGCTTCAGCTAATGCTTTAGGATTTTTATTTAAACTTAAAAATAAAGCTGCTGATATATCTTTAGTTTCTTCTATGGCTTCACGTTGATTTATTGATATACCATTTGCTACATTTAAAGCGGCAATTTGACCCACTATTTCTCCTGTAACCACTTCCATATCTTTGCCTAAAAGAATAGCAGTATCTGTAAGGTTTCCTAAAGCTTCTTCTGTTAAGTTTGTTCTAGCACTTAAATCAGCATATGTGGTAAGAATTTCTTCGCTTATTTTTCCAAAAGTACCTGCTCTATTATTTATTTTAACAAAAGCTTCACCTACACCTTTAGTAGTAACTGCAATTGAGTTTGAATCTTGAGCTATTTCATAAAATGATTTTTGGATAGGTAAAACTTGTTTATATGAAATTCCAAAATTTCTAGCAAACTCAGCAGATGATTCATCTAGTTTTACAAAAGCATCAATAATTAATGTTATTCCAGTAACTATTAAATCTATAGGTTTAAAAGCTGTTAAAAGTTGTTTAAAAACTCCTCCTCCTAATTTTCCTAAAAGTCTAAATTGATTGCCTAAAGAATTAACATTACCTCCAGATGCAAGTATTCCAGCAGCATATTCTTCTGCGGATGCAGAAGCTTCACCTAAATCTAATCTATCAGATAAATTACCACTTTTATCAAAACTTTTTAATATATTATCAAATCCTGCGACGGCAGCACCTGTTGCACCCGATGCTCTTTTAGCTTCTTGGGCAGCTTTAGCATTTTCTGTATTACGTGTTTGTAAATCTGATATTAATTGTTCTTGTAATTGAACTTGTTCTTGAAGTGCTGCTTTTTCTTCGTCTGATAGGGCAACTCCACTGTTTTGTAAGAGATTCATTCTAGCTTTTATAGCTAGTTTTTTGGCTTCTAATTGTTCTTGTAATTTACTAATCTCAGCAGTAACATCTGCCCCTTCTGCTATTTTTTGTTCAATAGCAAGCTGGGTATCTAAGCCACTTACTACTCCTTTAATGTTTCTTAATATATCCTTTTTATAAGTATTGGCGATAGAACGACCAATATCATCCATATCATTAGCAGATGATATAGCCTCACCCATAGAGCGTTGAATAACTTCCCCTAAAGTAGTAAATGCATCTATAATAAAAGATGTTTCTCTACCAAATTGATTAAGGTTATCTATACCGTCATCAATATTATCATTTATATCGTCTATAGCCATATTATATTAATAAATATGAGAGGACATCATTTTTTTGATGTCCTCCCCTCTACGTTATATCTTGATTTTTTAGCTGGATTCTTTAGGAATTCAGGTAATTTTACATTGCCTTCAGAATCGATTACTGTTTTAGATTTATCATTATTTGAAGTTTTTTCGTAATTTCTTTTTTCTTTATCATAAAACTCTACTATTTGACGTAATGTAAATTTACGTAACCAAATTGGCATATTATACACTGTGTTATGATCATAGCCGCCTTTACCATGAAACACTATTTCGTGTATTTCAGAGAATATATAAATTCTATGTTTAGGCGTCAGGCCAAAAAAACGTGGCATTAATTGGAAGACTAATGTCTTGTTCTAACCCATCTGGTCCTTCGTAATCAAAGACCATTTTTACATCAGGTTGTATATTTTTAATATAGCCCCTTAAGGCTTTAGAATCACGTGCTAAAAGGTAGTTATCAACAAAATGACGGATAGTTTTAACATCCGTGTCTCCTTTTACTGAAGTGATTATATACTTTAATCTAGTTGAAAGATCTGGGGAGGCAAGTTTGTTTACCTTTTTGATTCCCTTAATTTCTTTTTGTATCTTGTTATCGTCTTCTTGAGTAAGAAGTTTAAAGGTAATTTCAATATTAGAATGGGGTAAGGTAAATTCAAATTGGTTACCTTCTTTAAGCAAAGAATCATCTAAATAGTTCATTTCTATTTGAGATAAATCTACTGTGATTTCTTCGTCTTTATATGTAAAAGTATAATCTTTACCGTAACCTAAAACACGAGCTGCAAATAAAATAGCATTTTTATCTCCTAATAAAAAATCACTTAATGGTACTTTAGTAACTAATAAAGATTCTAGTAATTTATCTAAAACTATACCTTTTTGGATATAATTTTGATTAGTTAAAATATCTTCTTCTCGTGCGGTCATGTATTTCATTTCGACCTTACCCTCTTTTAAGGGGTGACCTTCAGGGTATAATAAACCTTTTGAAGGCAATTCAACAATTTCTGTTGGAAAATTAAATTCACTCATTTATAATAACTTTTAATGTTTATAATAAATATATAAAAAAAGGCATCTTGCGATGCCCTTTTTTACTTTTATAGCAGTTTTATTAGAAATTTAAGACACAGTAATCGGGTTGAATTGTCATTGTTAACTCAATAGCACCATCATCATCATAGCTGTATTCTCCAAAATTAGCGTCTGTGATGATAGATCCTTTTAGTACCCACTCAGAAATAATATCCCCTACAGGTCCTAATACATTTACATATAAATCTTTCTTGTAAAAATCAGAATAACCATCTCTACCAGTTACAGATTCATGGTGTAATCTTACCCATTCCATTACTGCTTGAGCACCAGATGGGGTAATAGGATCAAACAGTGTTAACTGTACTGTTTGCCATTTAGATTTACCTTTAACGAATCTTTGTACGTTAATGTGGTTTAATTCAATTGCTTCTTGCTGTACGTTTATTGCACCTAAACCTTTAATCATGTAGCTAGGAAAACCATCTACATATAGAATAAATCTATTTTTCTGTTTAGGTTCAAACGGGGTAAAAAATATTTCGTTGGGGTCTAATACTGCCATTTTATTTGTTTGTTAATAAATATTGTAAATTTTTATTCTTTAATTAAGATGGGAACTCAGCTCCGGTAGGTAATACATTAAAGTCTAGTATAATAAACTCAGCAGTTCTTGTAGGTTGGATAAAAATCTGGCCTATTAACTGGTTTCTATCTATTACGTCAGGAGTGTTATTAGTGTCATCCATTACTACTCTAAAGGCATAAACACCTTGTCTTTGTTGTACACTTTCTAGGTATGGATTTACTTGAGCTAAGAAATTATTTCTAGTAGCTTGAGTATTTTGTTCAAAAACAAGATTATTAGCTACTTGTCCTATAAATCCTTTAAGAGCAATTAATAATCTTCTTACATTTACTCTATCTAAAGCAGATGCTCTTTTTTGTAGAGTTTTTTGACCAAATACTACAGGACCAGTTGCGGGGAAATTAGCAATTGGATTTACATTTCCTTCATATAAAACATCTCTATCTGCTCTTTGTAATTTTCTTTCAGGACGAATTACTTGAGTTAATCCTCCTCTATTAATACCTGCAGGGGCAAACCAAGGTTCTGATGATCTATCATTAGCGGCATACACTCCAGGGATAAGAGTAGAAGCAGGTACCCAATTAGTTTTACCTGTGTCTGGGTTAATGATTTGGGTCCAGGGCCAATAAGTAGCTGTATAACTTGAATTAATAGCTGATGCTTGGGTAGTAACTGCGCTAATAGTAGAACCATATCCTACCATATCTGCTACTACAATAGCATCTCCTCTATTTTGAGTGTTATTAACTAAAGTGCTGATTTCTGAGGTATGAGAACCAAAAGCATGTACTAGTCCAGGAACTGTTACAACATTATAAACATATTCATCTTTGTTCTTAATAAGGTCAATAGCAGTTGTATAGTTAGCAGCTTCTAAACCTTGTGAATCTGTGTTGTCAATATTATTATAAAAGTTAGCAGTTCTACTACTTCCAAATAAATCACCAGTAGCTAAACCAAATGATCCACTTCCTACTACGGGGATTGAAGCTGTAAATTCTGTTTTAGCATTTCCTATATTATCAAAAAAATCAGGGGTTGGGTAATTTATAGCAGAAACATAAACATATTTGCTTCTATTAGGGTATTCACCTACTACTTGTACGTAGTTGTTACCATCACTATCAGTTTGTACTTGTTGGTATTGGTCTCCTACTATTTTCCCTAAGTAATTATCTTGTTCAGGATCTAAAGATATATTTGCAAAAGTTTCTAAAACTACTTTTTCATTAGTAATATCATTTCCTCTTCTAATTAATAAAGTAAATGTTCCAGAGCTTGTGTCTGCTTGAGAAATTTCCCACCTAACATTATCTTTAGTTCCATTTGTTAATGAACCATTAGTATCTTCAGATCCTGTGCTGTTCATCAAGGTACCTTCTGATATTGTTTTTAATACGAAAGCAGATCCTAAAACATCATTAACACTTCCACTTAAAGATAATATTTCAGTATCACCCTCTGCTAATAATAATTCAGAAAGGGAACCTGTAGTAACAGTAATACTATCACCATTAGTACCATTAAATGAGGCACTTAATTGAAGTTCTAATCCACTTCCTGCAGAAGCACTAAATAAAGTACTAACATTATCATTAATATTTTCTGCTAATCCATTTAAATCTGATCCTGTATAGAAGTATAAATTGTCTGCCGGGATATCCCCTTCTCCAGCACCCGATACAAATAAGTAATTAGCTCCATTATAATTTATTCTAATGCCGTTATCACCTGTTAGTTCAGGACTATCTCCTCCAAAAGTAAAACTACCAGTAGCAGGACCTCCTGTTACAGAAGGTACACCATTAGTAATATCAGTACTGTTAGCAGAAGTAAACGATCCTGTTACTACTCTAGTAACAAGTAAGGTAGTTCCTCCATTTTGAAAATAATTATAAGCAGAAATTGATGTTAAATAAGAATAAGTTTGGTTTCCACTTACAAAGGTACTACCAAATTTATTTTTAAATTCACTATAAGATGTGACTAATGTAGGGATTTCTACAGGTCCTTGTGCTGTGGGGCCTATAATAGCCGCTCCTGCTTGGATGGGATTTTGAGTAATAAAAGATTGATCGTTCTCTCTTGTAAATACTCCGGGTGATACTATTTGTTCTGCCATTTTATTTGTATGTTAGTTTTAATCTTGTTTAGTAAAGGTTCCTGTTTCTAAATTTATAGTTCCGTCTCCATATTTTTCTTGCAACTTATTAGCTATATCTGCTTCTTGTTGTTTTAAATTACTTATATTTTCAATTAATTGTTCTTTTTGTAACTCTAAACTTTGGATACGATATTCTAATTGTCCAAATTGCATAACTAGAGATTTTTCAGAGACCTGTAGGTTTTTTATTTCTAAAAGTTCGTCTTGAGATAACTTAACTAAAGAAGAATTTTCCATTGTAGTATTTTTATTTTGTTATAAATATACAATTTTTTTTCAAAATTAACTTTATCTTTTATTAGGATTAAATTTAGGAGCCGTAACAAAATTTTTAGAATTTTTTGTGTTTATAGGTTTATTTAATTCAGCATCACTAATATTATCAATGTTAGCTACAGTTTCAGTTTGTATAACAGTTTGGGCATAGCTATAACGTTTTTTATCAAGGGTTAAATCTTTTTGTATTATATCAGGAATAATATAACCTTTTAAAGATATATCAAAAGTAGCTCTTACAGTGCGTTCAGTTCCACTTTCTAAATCAGTGGTATTGTCAAACGAGTCAATATTAGCTTTAAATTTAAATCTATTTTTATCTCCCCAATATGAATTAGAAGCATAATTTATAGCTTCTACAATTTTATTTAATTGTTCTACATAATAAGTGTAAATAACACATGAATAATCTAAAGTTACATAATCAGGAACTATAACAGCATATTGTTGTCTTACGGGGTATCTATTATTTAATATATTAAATTTATCGTATGCATTTTGTTTAGTATATGCTTTTTCATAATAAGCAATATTATTAGGATAATTAGCATCTAATTTATTATACAACTCTTTATTTCGTGTTATTTTAGTACGCTTAAACATAACAAGAGGAGCCATAAGTTTACCTTTTTCATCTCTTAAAAAGCCATCACGTTGCATAGATTTCCATCTTTCAGGAGCTCCATATATAACAGGAACTGCAATTCTTTGACCATTTTGCACTACTGAAGGGCGAATTACATTTTCGAAGTAAAAAAGAATAGATTCGTCAATATCTTTAATTCCTATACTAAAAGGTTTAACATCATCATCCCTATAAGAAGTTTTATTACCTCTATTTAAAACATCAGGGGTATTAGGATTACCACGGTTTAATTTATCATAGGGATTAATTAAACTGTTTGAAATTTCTTTTTGTGTTTTGGGAATAGGTGTTCTTCTAGTAGTCATTAAAGTCTCATTCTTTCTATACCAGGTTTATCACCGGGTACATAGTGGGTTTCACAAATTATAGAGTAATTAGAACCAAATTGCTCTAATCCTGGGTTTAAAGGATTAGGGTCATAGGGGTAATCTGGGTTTTTACCTAGTAAATATTGATTGGAGTTAGTGGAATCTACTTCATAGTAGCCTCCGTAATAAAAAATTATATCACCTACTTCAGGTACTACACTAGCATCTATTAAATCTTCTCTTAAAAATTTAAAAGTTATACCCCATTGGAAATCTACACCTAAATCACTTTCTGGGTATTCTTGGTCTTTTCTTTCTATTAAGCAATTAAATAAAGTAGGGCCATCGTAATATTTGTCTTCTGCTGCTTCACCATATAAATTTATTACAGTTTGGTCTAGTCTAAATTTAAAAAAAGCACACTGTTGGGTAATTACATCCCCCAACAATTCGCGATTGATTGTTGTAAATAAATTTATATCTCTTTGTCTACCAAATAAAGCCATCAGCCAATGTAAATAGTATAAGGTACGCTATTAAGTTCTTTTTGCAGATAATCTGCTTCATTAGCCTTTTTTTCTAAAAGCTTAGTTCTAGAAGTTTCTTCTAAATAGTTACGTAACCTTTCTACTAATGCATTTTTTTCAGCTGTAGCTGCAGTAATTAAATCACCATGATTTAAAGTAGTTTCAGCTCCTGGAATAGGTACTGTTGTGTATTTACCCCTAACATATCCTAACATTTCTTTACATAAAGCTAAGGTATATTCAAAAATCCATTGCCTACCTATAGAATTAATATGTTGGTAAACAGGATTACTATAGGGAACAGTAGATATATCTGTTATTACTCCTGTTCCTAAACTGCCTGATACTATGGGGGAGTTTCTTTCAGATTTTAAAAGGTATTGGAAGTTAAGTTTTTCCCCATCTTTATTAGGGATAGGAAATATTCTAAGTTTATTATTTACTAATTCAAAACTATAATTTGATTTTCTAATTTGATCATTAAATTCAATAGCTTGAACTTTAGATAAATCAAAATTAATAGGCATCAATAAGAAATTAATTCCTGGGGTGTAATTTCCAAATCCAAAAGCATCTAATAATCCTTGTACATCTGTTCCTGTTCCAGCATAAGGGTCAAAGTATCTAACAATAGGAGGGGGAGCTTCATAAAATACTTTTTTTACTTCTAAATCTCCTTCTTGTATACTTTGAGAAAGTGCCCATTCATTTAAGTCATAAACTTGTTGACCTTTTGTTAAATTTACACTACCACTATACCAATTTACTGTTCCCCCTACTCCTGCTTCAGTTCCATAAGCTTCAGATATTCTTATAGTAGTACTTAAATTAGGTTTTTGGAGAACATAGTTTAAGTTAGAACCTGTAGTAGATCCCTCTAAAGATAAATAATTTTGGCTGGCTTGGTAAGCATAAACTTCATTGCCATATGTAGTTATAGCTTCTTCAAAAGCTGCATAAAAATTAATATCTTGTAATTCAACATCCGTTAAAGGGTACCCTAAACGACGAGCACAAAACACTGATACTTTATCGGCATCTTGTTGAAATTCAATATCATTGTCATAAAAACCAAAAGGAGTTTCTCCTGGGAAGAATGATGAAGATCCGGGCCAAATAGGAGTGTTAGGCATGTTGTTTATTTATAAATATTAAAAAAGGTTAGAAACCCCTAAATTAAGCATTAATCCCATTTATTTGGGAAATAGAAGTTTTTAACACATTATCAAATTTGCTTATGTTAGTAAAACTTACATTATCAATACTAGCTATATCCCCTGTAGTAGCAGGGGTATATGTTACTTTAAGTTGCATAACATCTGCTCCTGTAGAAAATTTAAATCCTGCTCTTGATGCTGCAATTAAAAATCCAGTATCAGTATCATCATAATCATACCCATCTACAAATGCTATTATAAGTCTATTATTATCCTGTACATCATCTATGGCGTCACTATTTAAGGTGTATAAAGCAGAATTTCCACTAGTAGGCCATGATGTAATTTTAGTAGCATAAGGAACTGCATAATTTATACTTGTATAGTATTCACTAGAGGCTAATGTAGATGTACCATTACTAAAAGCACTAGAACTTAGTATGTAAACCTCATCATCAAAGTCAGCTCCTGATGAAGTTATAGCTAATTCAACATCAGTAACTGTAGCTCCTGCTGGTAAACTTGATAAATCAAAGTAAGCATATGTTCTATTAAAAGACCAATCAGAGCCCCCTCTACCATCGGATACTTTATTGTAAAGTATTGCATTAGAGTCATCTGAGGTGGGGCTATTAGTAGTAGAAGTAACAAATGTACTATTTTCTCTTACGTTATCATAAGTATTACCCCTTCCACTATTTCCAGTGGCTTTAATAGTTCCTCTTTTATTTGTATTTACTATTAATGTTGCCATTTAGGTAAATAATAAGTTTTATAGTTGAAATAGCTATTTTTAGGTGGATTTACTTCAAATTCTTGGTATTCTACATTATTTATACGATAAGCGTTAGAAGCTTTTCCCATACTGTTCCACCATGTTGCTACTCCTCCTTTTTTTACTAAATGGGGTAATACAGAACTAAAATATTTTAAATTAGGATCATTATAAGTGTCAAAAAATAAACCATCAAATTGCCCTAATTTATCCTTATTTTTATACCAATCTCCTTCTACAATATTTACATTAGGTTTATCTTTAGCCCATTTTAATGCTTTTTCTATTACTACAGGATGGATTTCACAAATAGTATGAGACTGTATATCGTGTTGTTGTATATAAGTTGCTGATATACCCATTCCAAAGCCAACTTCTAAAATATCACCACCTTTAGAGCAAGCGTATGTTGCTGAGGCAGACATTAAAGTATCTTCCCAATCCATCATAACTTCAAATTTTGAATTATTATCAAAATAAATTTCATTATCTGTAAACGTTAAGGATACTTGTTTAAATTTCATTTTTATGCTAAGGTAATCCAATCTGGGGATGGGTTAAAATATGCGTTGTCATCATCTAAAACATGGCCCATTATTCTAACAGCAGTTCCTGAAGTAGTGGGGCGGGTAACTGTTAAGGTTCCACCAGTCCCTGAGAGATATATAGGAGCTCCTACATTCCCTGAAAAATCAACACCTGTTTGTATTATTCCTTTAAAACACAATCCATCAGTAGATGTATTTGTTCCTGCAGCTATAGCACATAAAGAACTAGTAGCTCCATTTGTGTTAGATCCTAATTGCCATGTTTCAGATGTAGTATTAAGATAATAAAGCTGTCCTGCAGTTGTTGCAGCAGAGGCGAATTTAATAATATCTCCTACAGCTCCATTTGCACTTATTGTATTTGGAAAAATAGTACCTTTTACTAAGGTAAATGTAGTTCCATTTATATCCCCACTAGATCCTGTAGTTATTAGACTACCGGTAACTCTAAGAATAGATCCATCAAATGATAAATTTGATTCTACAGTACCGTTAGGAGAGGTACTATTAAGAGTTATTACTCCATTATCTGTGTTACCTGTTAAAGATAACAAACCTGATGTACCTGTTGTGCCACTTGTACCTGTGGTTCCTGAGGTACCTGTGGTACCGCTAGTACCTGTAGTTCCTGAAGTACCTGTTGTACCTGAAGTGCCTGTTGTACCTGAGGTACCTGTAGTTCCACTGGTACCTGTTGTACCTGAAGTACCTGTAGTTCCTGAGGTACCTGTGGTTCCACTTGTACCTGTTGTACCGCTAGTACCTGTAGTTCCTGAAGTAC